ATCCTGCTGCATCATCAATGATAGCAGAATCAACAAATAAAGCAGGAGTAGTTTCCTTGCCTTCAAATGTAATGTTATAACCGTTTAAGTCACCCATAGCACCACCTGTAGAGGTAGATACAGAAAACTCAACACCATTTTGCGCTCCAGCTAATCTGAAGTTTCCATTGTAGTCTTCTAGGATAACGTGAGGTCTTCCGTAAGAAAGTAACTTAAGTTCCTTTTGTGTAGCAGCATCTTGTTTCTTTAAAACAATACTACCTGTTTGAGTCCAAAAAGAAGTACCATTATCTCTTGAAGATTCGTTAGTTTCCTCAAAAGTATTGTTATCTCCTCTTAGCTCGAATTTGAATGTATCAACAGCAGATGTCAACGCAGTAATTTCGTCGTCAGTACCTAGTGTTAATCCATCGAACATATCAGCAGTATAGTTAGCAATGTAGATGTTTCTTAAACCACCTACAGACTCTTTACAAGCTTCTGTTCTTCCAGATGTAATATCACAAGCCATATTAAAATATTTTTTTTATTAGTTTATATTAAAAAAGGGATAGGCAGAATATACCCACCCCTTTTATTTTAGTTTTCTGCTATTAATTATGCAGGATTGTAAAGTACGATTTCAGCACCGATACCAAAGTTTACAGTTGCAGCCATACGCATAACAACTCTAACATTTTGTGAACCATCGATGTCAGCTAAATCAATAACCTTCACTTCATTTTTGTCGCTTAAAACACCACAACCGTACATTAAGTTGCTAGTACAAGCAGCAAAAACGTGAGAAGAAGGGATACCGTTAGACATAAAGATAGCGATACCATCAAAAGATAAAGAACCGTTAGTGTACCATTGTGTACCTTGACCGTTAGTACCGTTAGCACCTAATCCGTTAGCACCAAATCCACCTAAAGCACGAACATAAGAACGAGCTACGTTAGGAGCAACATATAATTTTAAATCTTCTTTTCCGTAGATTTCTTGTGGTAAAGCATCAACAACTTTTCCTAATTCATCGATTACGTTTTCAGAAGTGATAGCTTCACCAACAACGTCGATAACGTCAGCATCAGCTTCAGCTAAAGCGATAAGACCATCAAATTCTCCTTCGTTAGCGTCAGCACCATTCCAGATAGTTTGTTCCATCTTAGCAGCAACTTTAGAAGCCATATACCCAACTAGGTAATCTTGGAAAGAAGGAGGTAGGTTATCGTGAGCTGACATTCCCATAGAAATTGCATCCCAATCAGAACGGAAATCTTGCTTACATAACTGTACGTTTACTTGTAACTCTTTAGGGTCTAAATAACGCTCAGTAAGAGTAACAGCAGATGTAGCAGTAAAGTCGCAAGAACCATCTTTTAAGATATCGTCAGTAGATAATACTTTGATAACCTCTCTAAATTTAACATTTGGTTTAATTGTCATACCACCTGCGTCTAATGTGTTTGCAGATAATAAAGCTGCTGAGATAAAACCTTGTTGTTTTTCTCCAGCGTAAGTAGTAGTAATACTTGTAGTAGTAGCCATAACTTAATTTTTAGTTTTAATTTTTATTTAAATAATTTTGAGAATACTCTGTCTTGTGTAGTTTGGACTCTGTTAGCAGAAAATGTAATCTGCTTAGACTCTTCAACTGTACTTTCTGGAGAGTGAGCAATCTCTTCAACCTCTTCAGATAGTTCTTCTTTTTGTTCGCTTAATTCAGCAGGAACGTCTTTTTTGTACTCTTTTCGGATTTCTTCTAATGTAGAAAGGATTTCTAACATTTCACTTTTCAATGTGCTTAAATCTTCTTTAGTAGCAAATTCAACTTTCACAACCTCTCCTTGAACTTCTTCTTTTTCTTCCTCAGCTTCTTCAGCCAATTCAGTAGCTTCTTCTTTAACTTCCTCAGTAACTTCTTCTGTTACTTCCTCAGATAACTCTTCAGCTATTACTTCTTCGTTTATTTCTTCCGATTTAGTTTCAACTTCAACTTCTTGAGTTTCCTCAACAACTTCGTTCACTTCTTCAGAAAGAAACACACTTTGTAATTTGTTTAAAATTTCTGTTGCTTTCATAAAATACACTTTATCAATTAATAATATAACAATTTAAATAATATCCGTTTTATTTTCAGCTAAATAGCTCGTCTTCG